AGCCTGAGTAGTCGTCGAACCTTCGCCCGCGTTGGTGCTTCGGAAATCTGCGGAGCTTGTAAGCGTACATCGCGTCCTCTCGTGCCGGGTGCAATCTCGGCACGAAGCTAAGAGTACGGCATAGGTAGCCGTGATTCTTATCTAGCGTGAATTCGCTAAGGGGGCGCAAGAAGCCATCATCTCCTGGACACCCATAAGGTATCTTCGGAAACGGTCGCAAGGGATAGCTATTAGCTAACTCTTGGGCTGCACGACGGATAAGCAACATACCCGTCGGTAGGCGGCTTGCCAACCTGATCAAGCGGTTGTGTGCTCTTACAAATTCAGAAGGATGCTTCACAACTTCCTTCTGGTAGACAGGGGTAACGTCTCGTCCTCTGTGGTAGTGTTTTCCACAGGATTCGAAGAAATTACCGCTTACATGAGACTTCTCAGGGTTCACTGTGAACCCACAGAATTGTAGCATTTCTGCTACTTCTTCTGCGGCCCACTGGGGAACAATGATATCGTCTCCGTAAACGTGTACCCTGCCTACGCTGCCGGGTCTAAACTTTAGACCCTCATCAACCACTGAGCGAGAAATTGCCCAGAAAATGATGGTTTCTAGATCGAAACAGAACGCGTTGCCCATGGATGCGAACTTTTCAGTTCTCACCCACTCCCCGTCCACCAGAGTTTCAGGTGAACGGAGAGAATCTAGGTAACACGCCCAATCGATCGGCAGCAGATGGTAAACAAGTTCGCGAGAAATGGTATCGCTAGCTGCACTTAGATCTAGTGTAGCCAAACCTTCATGGTACGCATCCTGCGCGCCAATCTGGTTTGTGTCTTGTTTAGACAAATCGATACCAACGCGCTTCAACCGATTAGCCATGAAGCTGTGAACCCCCTGCTGAAGAAAACTATTAGCAGTTGGTTCGGCAGCGATGGCCCTATCAGTTTTAGCGCTCTTCGGCACAGTCAGGAACCGCGAGCCACGGACAAGCTTAAACCACTTATCCGACGGCACAAGGGAGAACGGCGCTTCTGGAAGAATGTCCAGAAAGACCGAACACCAATGTGGATCCGACTGCAAAACCGTACGAAAGTACGGAAATGCAGATTCTGTGACGGAGATTGCTTGAGAGATCTTGTTGTCTGGCGTTGCTCGTCGACGATCAAAGTCGAACGTGGCGCCAGGACCCCACTTGCAGTCAGAGAGGGTCCGAGAGACGTCCAGAGGTCCCAGAAGATGAGCTATTTTACGTTGCGTCCTGAATAGGATCGCTTCTACGCGCCCGGAAAACGGGCGTAGCTTATATTCACGGAACTTAAGGTTTGTCTCCCGGCACTTCTGTTCAGCAGATCTCCATTTGCTGAGCGCGACACTGCGGGTATCAATCGACGTTTTCAATCCCTTGTACTTTGAAAGGTACTCGGTGATAAAATAGTCGAGCTGGTATCTATCAGTATCGTTGTCTGCAACGTCCACTGGCGGAAGATTCAACAATTCCGCCTGGTTATGCTTAAAGCACAACCACGTGGCTAGGGACCTAGGAGTGTCGATTTTCTCGCAAAGAGAGAGCACAACTCTCTCGAACACATCACTGTGCATGCGGGATGTCATCTTGCTCCTTAGATGTTAGTACGGCACGAGAAGCGTCTCCACGAGCGAAACGTTTTGCGCTTCGTTCAGGAGGTTGTAAACCATCTTGCGGATATCCTTTCGGTTCTGCAAGGTGGCCCGCTCCGGAATCACGTACTCAACGAAACAACGGTTGATGTACGACACCGTGGGTGCCGGAGGGATGCCGGTGACCGTATTGGTCCCCAGCGTCTCCAGCACCGGCTGGTGCATGCCGACCTTCATCCGGAAAGTGCGTTGGGCCGTCGACTGTCCCGTCTGCGCCTGGTCCGGGCGTTTCAGCTGCATGCTGATACGCCAGTACCCGTTTGCAGATGACTGGGATTGGTCTTCGAACCAAAACACACCCTCCTTATCCGGTCCGAGGGGTACAAAGGTATGGTTTACAGGGGTCGCCTGTGCGTCCGCGAGGACGATGTTGCTAGCAGCCATGAGATTCCTCTCATACGATCCCCACAAGGGATCTAGGTTCGCTACCACAGGATTGCAGTAGCGTACGGCAGATAGCCGCATAGGAGACAACTCCTATGCTCTATCACAGCAGAAAACTCTAACGACCTAAACCGGCTCTGGGCGCCTGATTCGGCGAACCATAGTTTGGAGGCTCAGGTCTCGGACCGCGTTTCCCCGCCGGTAACAACTGACGGAGGAGAGCTGCAGCCGAGAAGAGTTGACTGCTGCTCAAGTCCACGTTGAACGTGGGCTTGCGAGGGAACGGGTATGCGGATAGACGGCGACGGGAAAACACTATGTGTTTAAGTTTCCCTTTCGCCTCCGGGATCATATGGCGGATGCCACTGACGACCTCATCGTGATTAGCGACGAAGTCCTCAAGCTCCACCCTCTGAATCTCGGATACGTATCCAGAATAGAAAACGGTGTTATATAACAATGCCGTTTCCACATTCCTCAGATACGAGCCTATATCGTACACCCAATCAACGACAAAGGAGTAAGGAATTAACTCCCAACCAATGCTAATCGGGTTCATCGACATCCAGCGATCAAGCCGGAATGCCGAAGGTGGAATCTGTAATATCACACCGATTCTACACCCCGAGAAGCTGGTCTCCTTGCGTATGCGCATTGCACGTACGTTTGGAGTCCCGTTGATTGAACTATACACTTGCGTGATAGGTCCGTTCTCGCGTACCTTCGATCCAGCTGAAATACGCTGAATCTTGTTTTGTACGATACGGATGCTTTCATCAGCGACTCCAAATATATCGCTGAGAAGAGGCTTCCATCCGTACTTATACTGAAGGTACCCGTTCGCTACATCACGTGTACTTCCGAACCCACCAGGAGGCTTGAGTTTACGAGCATGCCTTAGCAGCTTGATCGTATTCTTTATCATCCTGGTAGTCGTGCCAGCTTCGGCAAGAGCAACGCTCAAGTCGAGGCTGCCACGAACTTTATCGTTTAAACGATTAAGGGCGAGGTTGTACATGCTATCCCTGGCATCCCATGCAGGCACTGGTATCGGAGCACCGAGGTTACCCTCGGTAGCAGCGATAAATGCTTCGGTAGGAATGACCTGGAACTTCTTCTGTGACCCACTCATGTAGTCTTCTTGATGTATCGTGAAGCTCCATGGCGTAGGTATGAAGAAGTCACCTTTGTTGCTGATCGGACAGGTCACGTAATCATAATAGCCAATAGGCCTAAAATGATTCGTTTGACCCGAACTTCCAGTAACAAACTGGTCCTTTCCTAACTGTCTGCTATAAGGTGTCATGAGAACGCCTAAGTCGGTGAAGAGCCAGGAACAAACACGAGCAGAACACCAACTATGCCGATCGTGATTAGCGCGAAGCTAATCAGAGCGACGCAGAGGGTGAACAGATCGAGTTCGATTCTGTTAGTCACCGTTGTAGGCGTGTAACGACGCGCTGCCTCGGCAGCACGTAAAGCGGCCGCTTCGACCAACCCATGGGATTCGATGGACTGGATGACAGACCGCGTTCGTAGGAGCTCTAGTTCGGCACCAATCGACTTCTGGAACTTTTTCATTTCGGCGTCGGAGCCTCTTTAACAAAGGCCTCGATAGCCGCAATGATACGGTTCAAGATCTCGACAATAGTGTCGCCCCATTGCACCACAAACGCAAGAATGTCTTCCATCATCGTCTCCCCTAGGTTGAAAGGCGTATTCCGTGTAGCCAGCCAGTGTACATTAAGCTCGGTCCTCATAGTCTCTAGGCATGTTAGCGCCTCCGAAAGGAGTCATAACTTCGCTCTCGTAGACAATATGAAGGCCTCACCAATGTATCCACTGAACTGGTCTACACGGGTACGCACGTCGGAGCGGTC